CGGGCCTTGTCGGCTCCGCGTTTGGCTGAGTTGTCAACCGTTTCGCGTAAGGCAACAATGCCTGGGGCAAGTTGGGGAGCAGCTGCTGATAGCGTGACCATAGCTGCGTCAAGTGCTGCGTCGACCCAGTCGCTCAGGGTGTCTCCTGACATGGCATCTGCGCCATAAGCGACCATGTCTTTGAGCATGGGAAATAGGGTGTCATCCCAAAGTCCTCTGACTTAGTCATCGTAGATGGCTTGAAGCAGGTCATCTCTTCGCATATGGTAATTTGAAAAGATTTTCTGAGTTGGCATCTTCTGGATTAGTTCTAAGGGTGACGTGAAGTTCTTCAGTTAAGCATGTTTCTTCTAAACAAAGCCATAGTTGGCTTGTTCAGGCATGCCCTCGAAGTGTTGGGTGAATTCCACTGACAAGTGCATGTCTTGGGAACGGTTGGAAATGCGGGTTAAAACCGTGTGGCGCTACTGGAGGGATTCTACAACTATTGCGATGTCGGCGTTGTTGCCCTGTTCGGACAATTTTTCGATTGGGAATAGATTGTCTGTGGTTTGGTTGTAGAGCCAGAGGGGCGAAATTTCATCGCTGTAAAGGGCTTGCTTGGAATCGTGTTTTGCATCAAGATAGTCAAAGCTAGCCATGTCGTGGGGCCGGTATGAGCATTGTGTCACAAATCCGGTGACTCCTCTCAAGCCGCCATGGTTGCCGGCGAGGTAGAGTCTCTTTGTGTCGTTGGTTGGACGGGAAAACAACTGTCTAAAAGTGGAACTTTCGTCGACAGATGCACCATCCCTGTTGTAATGGATGTCAAGTTATCCAGACTCAGTATCTGAGACCGAAGTCTTGAAGAATCTGAGGCCAGAGGCAACGTTCCGCTGTTTCGTGTAGAATTGAGCCGGGGCGTTGTCTGAGATAATCTGAATGTTGGGTAAAATGCTGGAGGTCAGCTGTTGTTTGGTGAGGCCAGTTGGGATCATGTGAAACTGGTAGGTCTCAGCGGCTCCTACTTCAACACCACAGGACTAGGCCTGCGGCTGGGCTGAGAAGAAAGCAGTTGGGAGTTGCATCATAATCAATTGTGTGGAGCATCCGAGTTCGAGGTTCGTAATGATCAGCGTTTCAGTACCAGGAACAGCGTTTGGTTCTGGGAGTTCCAAGGATGTGAAGGTACTGAAAGTGGCGGTGTCTCGAGGTAGAAGGCTGGGTACTCTCACTCCCTAGACGGTTGGGTGGAACGGATCAACAAGTCCCTTCGCGTAATGGGACTCAACATCAGAGTCGAAAGTTTAGAAGAGTCTGGTCAGATTTTTCCGAAGGTCCTTTGGGTATGAAATTAGATCACGTGGATCCACTATGGCCTTCCCTTCGGTGCCTCTGACTTTTCTGCTCATGACTTCGATTTTGTCCTGTTGAGAATGTACTTGTTGGCGGTAAGATTAGAGCTCTTCTTCCAGTTGGCTGATCTCTTGTTAGAGGCCCTGAACTTTGAGCTCGTTCGGTGCTGTGGTGGGAAGTGACATCATCCTACCCTGCTTTCGCAATATGTCATCTCTTTCGGCAGGTTGGATTGTGAAAGTTCTACTTGCGTTAGCGAAGTGATCAGCGAGTTGTGTCTCTCCTTTCTCGGCGTAAAAAGCTGAAGCTTCCTGTAGGAATTGAGGGTAAGCTGAGCCCTGGAATTGTTCTGACAGATCTACTTTGTATTTTCTGTCAGTGTTCGAGTAATCAAAGCCTAATTTGTCGTTGTGGCGGTTGAAGTCTCTGATGATGCGGCGGGCATCGTTTCTGGATCCCGCTGAAAGATTTCGGTAGGTGGCAGAGTCGATTGCTGTGAGGAGACCAAGTCGGGCTGCTGCCGCGAATTGGGTTCTGAGATAGTCAGCCACTGGTGCAGAACCAAATAGTATCGCATATACCTCTGGTCCTCCAATTGTGGGGATTTTCTTAATGTTGTCTCCTGTCGACAAGTCTTCTGCGAAAGATTTCATCTACTTCTAGAGTGAAGCGACGTCTGGGTGTGTGTTGGTGGATTCGGCCATCATTTCCTGTCTAATTTATATCTTTTCCCGGTTGTTCCTGCCTATAAGGGTATTCCAGACATACTACTCTTTTAGAATAGACTGATGCCTGATAAGGCCTAGGAACGCCATTCGGGATGTTACGGTGTCCATCGTGTACGGACAATAGAGGGGTCTGATCGGATGTTGCAATCCTCTGTAGCGTGCTGCGTTCATCAATTTCTCAACTTTCGAACCTGGATAGGACAGCCAGCATTACTGCTTGCAGTCCATTGCGGGTGGCAAGCCTGGGGCTGAATCACGAGGCACGACAGCGTAGGCGTGGGCATGGGCAATGACGATGTGAACGTCACCTTTCTGCACACGAGAGTAGGGGTAAAACTTGCCATCCGGGCGTTCAACTGTCCACATGTGGAGGGACTTTGAACCTTGAGCTGAAAAAGCTTTCCGGATGGAAGACAAGCCAACACCACCGTTAGAGACGGCAGTCTTGTACAAAAGTGATAGGTTGACCTTGACATTGGGGTGGCCAGTGAGCAAGCCTGTTTTCTTCTCATTATCGAGGGAGGGCATCTTTCTGAGCGTTTTAGGCGCAAGGGCCCCACTGTGGCAAATCGCCTGGTAGACAGCCTGTGGGACACAGAGATCACCGGTAGTTTCATAGGCTCCCAGTTCTGCACCAGATCCGCAATCAACGATATCGACGGGATAACCGGTCGACTGTTCGATGAGAGAGCTGAGTTCGCCAAAAGTGATGACTTGTGCCTTGCGACAGTAGGTCTCATCTGAATTGAAGAATCCAGTCATGGACTGTGGGACGATGTAGGAGCACATTCCGAAAGTGACGACCCGATCATTGGTGGGCACACATGCCTTGCGGGTGTGTGCTTGCTTGAGGACTAGGGCGTCGGATAGTGCATAGTCAATGGCTTCGGGGGTCAAATCGAGAGCAGTGTAAGAGTCGTAATCGGTGTAGGCCTTCTTCTGGGTGACGTTCATCAGCTGGGCGTACGAAGCAAGGCCTAGTTTGAGCCTACCAGTAATCTCGTAATGGTACTATTGAAGGTCAAGTAGATTCGGGTAGTTTCGCTCGACGTTCGAATCCCAGCACATGCAGATTGTCCCCAGTGATTTGAGCAAGGAGTAGATCGTTGCTTCATTGTCCGCAACAGTGGGACCATGGTAGATGACTGCTTCGTCTCTGTGCTGGTTGAGGAGGGTCATGGCATTCGTTCTCCTTGTCTTGGTCGACAGCTCATTGTCCACGTAAAGGGCTCTAGGGTCCATGATCCTAATTGCTTGGATGGCTTCGTCGATATCAGTGGTGACAAGGACGCGGTGCTGCTGCAAATGGACCTATTTTCCCGCAAAAAGTTCGATCGTGTTGTCTCTGTAGACATTGAAGATGTGGGAAAGGTCGATGCCGACTTTCATATCGATTTGGGACTCGCAGGCATAGTCATTGCTGTCATGAACCTTGTAGTCCATCTTGAATGCTTTGAATGCATGCTCGATCTCAGCGACTGAGACTTTACTCCCGCGCCTTAGCTCGCAGATTCGCAACTGAGCATAGAGGAGTCCTTCAATCATGGTGCTTGCGCGGCAAAGGGTCACTTGGAGCAGCCTGGCAGCAATGTAGGGGACAGGGTCATTGAGAATGTGGGCATTCTTCTTCGAATAGTACTACTTCTGGGTGAACAGCTTGGAAAAATCTTGGACCAGGGTGAGGTCTCCTATCAATCCGGTTTGGCTGAAGGTCCACAGTGAACAAAACTCGAAGACGTACCATGCGTCCAAGTTGACCACTTTGACGCACTAACCGAGGCCAACAACATTTGGACGACCGTTCTCTTTGTTCTTTCTTCCTCTGCAAGTGAGGTTCATAACAGTGTCTCTGATTTTGCTGGCTAGTTCAGGGATGGCCCATGCGACGACATCGTCTCCGGACACATTCAGATACAGTCCCTTGCAGTTCCATGGCTATCGGAGTGATCGGATGCCAGTCTGAGTGCAGTAGTAGTAAAAATACATGATTGCGCGGAATGTGTTTCCCAATGTGGTGCGGAAGGAAAGTCCTGAAAAAGTGGTCCCATTGATCGCATAGTGGGCGTAGTCGTTTTCAGGCCTCTCGTCAGAAGGAATCTTCATGTGGTAGAAGCGGTGTCTGGTTTCCTTGTTCCATTCAGGGCCGTTGAGGCCAGGGACTCTGACGAAGATGTGGTTCAACGTGTTGTTGAAGGCATGCATGACTCTGTTGAGCAACTAGTCAATATCGACGCCGAGTCCTTGGGTGATGACTTCGCGGTTGAAGACCAGCAGACTTCTGATGCCAGGCTTGATGGCGTTGAGGAAGAATCCTTCAGTCCGTTGTAGGTCTGGCCATTGACTAGAGTCCCAGCTACTACCGTCGAGGTTGATTGCCAGGAAGTTTTCGCTGATCGAGTCGAAGAGCTTTTGCTTGAACTGCTTCTTGGTGTAGGAGTGGATAAACTCAGGGAAGACCTTCTTGATTCCGGCCCACAGGGTGCCCTGAATGGCCTGCATGAGTCCGAAGCCTGCTGTCTCTGGGCAACATAGGAGCCTGGGACGTGTCTCTTGCTAAAGCGTGTAGCCCTCATCGTCCACGATGAATTCTTCATAGCACAGGTTCACTTCTCCGGATTTGGCCATCGCTATGTAAGAGCAGTCTAGGCCTTTGAAGTCAGGGTCAGTGAAGGCTTTCAGGATGTTTTGCTTGTACATCGTCTTCTTCGCCTCAGGCCATGGCTGCCGGTCGGGGTATTCCATGAGGCTCTGCTGGGGGTTGTAGACCTCCAAAAACAACGCTCCTCGGCGGGACATCTCTGCTTCAGCGAAATGCAAAAAGCTCTCGACATGTTTTGGGTCTGCTTGTTGGTGCGCTCCGAGGTGCCTCTCGTGGACTGCCCAGAGAAGGTTGTTTTGGGACTTTGAGTTCCACTCAAATTCACGGGATTCTTCTCCTGCCACTTTTGTTATGCTTCCAGCTAAGGTGACAGTCTGGTTTTTCAGCAAGTCCTGGGGTGGGTAGAGTAAGCCCTTTCTTTCCATGAGGGGACCTTGAGCCAAGTACTTCTCTGCGTAGTCGCGGACTGCTTCCAAGGTAGCATTGTTTGACTTCCTCCAGTCCAAAGGGTTGAGGGACGGATTGATGAGGAAGTTGTTAGGGGTGAGCCTCTTCTCACGGTAGTAAGACTCTGCTGGCCTCTGCAGCTTGAACTTGCCTGAATGCTGGTTTTTGGCACGTTTGTGTTTCTGGCGGGCTTCTCGAAGGATGTCTTCGTACAATTCGGATGTAGAGCGTCCACTGGTGAGAGAAGATAGGACGGCTTGTCTGCACTGAGATATAGTGTCGAGGCTTTCGACAACAAAAGGTTCATTTTCTTCAATCAGCTGGATCTCCGGGATGAGAGGCTGGTGAGGGCGGGAACGATAAATCTCTTGGGCAATCGTGGCGTCTTCTTCCAGGGCTGGGATGGGCGGGTGGAAATCATTTGACTGGGCGGGGCCGGCTCTGAGGGCTTCATCTTCCCGAGACTTGACCACCTTCGCGTGACAGGCGGATATCGTCTTGAGGAAGAGCCTCCAGGAAGTGAACATCTCCTTGATGTGGCCAAGTGGCGAGAGGATGTCAGTCTCAATCGTGCACATCATGTCCCATACTTGTTCCGCGTCGTCTCCGCAGTACTTCTTGATGTACTTGTACATAACGGTGTAGATGATGGAATCAGCGTCGGGATTGCCTTCGAGAGTGTGGACGACCTCGGAACATTCGACCAAGAAGTCGACTTCTTCTGAACTCATCTGATCTTTCCAGGCATAGGGGTCACCTCCAGCTTTTTCAGGTTCAGGGTTGTCACCGGGTGGTGGGCTGGGTTTGGCACGGTTTTGATTGCCCTTCTTAGGGTCTTCCTTGGAGTCTTTCTTTCCTCGGCCGGATTTCTTCTTGGCTGCCTTGGGGACATTGGCCTTGGCTTTTCCGCAATAGAGGGCTGACAATAGTTCTTCAGGAGCTACATCGGGGGCTTGGTGGGCAGGAGCAAAGTCTTCATAGTTCGAGTTCTTCTTCTACCACCATTCTGTGTCTGCCACATCGATGGCCGTCTCAGGGACGGGGTCAGAAGGCTGAGGGGCGCTAGGCTGTTGGACATTGGCTTGGGTGGCACACTGGATCGTCTTTTTCTGTCCGAGCATCTCTGAATCCTCAGTGGGGCCGCAGTATATGAGAGGGTCATTTGAAACGTATCTTGTCTAGACTTCCGTTCCCCAGGTGATGCGACACGACTCGGATCTATTGTCAGTGAACTCAGTCCTGGTGCCTCCCCAGAAGAATCCAGGGCGATGGATGTTGTTCTTGGTGGGGTCTCCGATCTGTTCAAGCATGCCACATTTGGCTGCTTTCACAAAGTGATCATCTCCGGTGAAGGGGTGGGGGTAGTTGGCATGTCTCTAGATGTAACCACTGGCTGGGCCGTTATGCAAGAAGAGCCTCCGGTAGGAGTCTTTAAGGATTTGCCACTGATGTGGCTCTCCGGCTCTCTTCTTCCATTCCTTGAGCGCATGAGAAAATTTGGGGTTTGTCACGTCGACTTGGAAGGATTCAAGCATCCACTTGGCCTGGCAGCTCACAGGTGGGGTTGCAGTCTGAATAGTGGGGGCAACCTGGAAAAGGTAGGACTTGGCGTCAATGTGACCGTAGAAATAGCTCAACCACGAGAGTCTGTGGATGTTCAGGCCGTCAAGGCTCACGAATTGGACATTCTTGTGCTCATAATTGCCTCCGTTCTTCGTGCAGGCCATGCTGATGATCTGTTCTCCGGAACAGGTCCATTCTCCTTCCCTCCATGGTGTGTAATAGTGGCCTGGGACTGTGTGGAATTGCTGTCCCTGGACGTGAAAAGTGATGCGGGTTTCCGGTCCTGGGTTGTAGAACATTTCATCACGCTCTTCAGGGGTTTCAGGGGCTAAGTAGTAGTGGCTGTCCATCATGACGTAGTTGAGGTTCGTAGAGACAGCCATGGCTTTAGCAAGCAGGTCAAAGTTTCCATACTCGACCGTGACTCCTTGGATTGGTACATTATCCACGGACGAAAATTCCTCGCACAGCTCCATGTACTCAAGGATTGACTTGCGGTGGGAGACCTCTCTTGTGAGATCTTGCATAGTACCCTGGACTAGGTGGGCTGGGACGTCATGTGGTGATTCACTGTTGGTCTGCTTGAAAATGGGAAGGTTGTCCCTCCAGTAGTTGTCATCATAAGCATGTAATCTTGGACGGACGTGGACTGTGGTGGGGGCCTTCCAGGAAGTGTTTAAGGGGGCAAAGTACAGAATGCCAGCATGGACCGTCTTCTGGTGGTTGTTCAATTTGCTAGCGTCTTTCACGTGTTTGAACGCATTCTGTTTGAGCCACGAACGGACTGTCTCGGGAGACTTCTTTCCATTGACTTTGGAGTGGAACCATTCTTTGAAATCATCTAGAATCATCAGGGTGTGGGCTAGGGAAGAGTAAAATGCGAGGAGTGAAGCATGCCATTTGGTATTCATTTTGGCAAATTTTGACCCAACGTGGACAATGGTGTATTGGCGTCCATGCATCATCTCGAACAATGCCGTGGAGATCAAACTTTGGAAGACCTCGTTCTGGTTGATGTCTCTGATAGTGCCAGCCTTGGGGTGTCCTCCATACGAACGAGAAATGTGAGCGAGTTCATCGAGTCTGGTGCGATAAAACTTGTTAATCACCTGTTTGAAAGTTCCCACAAGCTTGCACTGAGAGTTAGTGCGGATGTAGAGGGAGGGTTGCCAAGCTTGGGTGAAGGAGACAGTGATCATGGGAGCTTCATCTGAGCCCTGGTTGAGGGACGTTGCGACAACAAGTTCTTCTCTGTCGTAGATAGCAGTGAGGAGTTCCTCAGGGACGTCAGCATAAGGGGCGTCTTTGAACTAGAAAGACGCAGAAGGGGCGATTCCGCAGTAAAGCTGCGGAATCTGGGCACTCGAGGTGAAGTCTGTGACGAGCCGTCTGAACTGGTCCCAATTAGTTGAAAGCTGCTTGATCTCAGGGATAGGGAGTGAGGTCACCATTTCAACAGCGGATTCAGTGCGAGACCCGGCTATCTTGAAGACATAGGGGCGAATGAGCTCAGCGACGTGCTGCCTGTAGTGCGGGTTTCGGTCAGTGATCGCGTTGTAAATGCGCTCGAACTTAGTCAGGAAAGAGAGTTCTTCAGTGTTGCCAGTGATCTTTGGCTCTTCTGGTTGCTGGTTGAGAACGCTCAGAGCATGGTCGGCCCGCTTCTTCATCAAGTTCCAGTCTTGCATATACATTTGGATGTCGCGGATAGGAAGGGCTGTAAGCATGGCGGTGATTTGAGGCGCGTAAGAGGGGGGGGAAACGTGCTTGACAAACGGGAAGAGAGCGCCGGTTAGTCTTGTGACGTAGTCCTTGTCTTCGGCGACAGTGCTGAGAAGTTCGTGCATTGCTAGCGAATACTGTTGGTGCATGGGAAGGGGGCCATCCTCGGGGCTCTGGTGTTCGGAAACGAGTTCAGCATCAGTCTTGAGTCTGTAAGTCTGAACTAGTTTCTTAGGGAGAGCAACATGGAAGGGTGATTTCTTCTTGTTGGCACAGTAGTAGACCTGGTAGGCGTACTTGGACATTGGCAGGGGGAGTGACTTGAGGGGCCGGTCAGGGTGCTTAATGCGGTCCTTAAGGAAGTTGATGAAGGTAGTGTACATGAAATCGCTGGGGTGAGTGTCAGGAAGGCCTTTGAACTCGATCAGCTTGACCTACGGTCCCATTTCACGATACTGCTTCATCAAGAGACAGATGGGGGCATCTTGGCGGGCCACGGAGACTTTCTGCTGCAGAGATCGGACAAGGTTGTCCTTCTTCTTGATGCGGTCATTCTGCTTCTTAAGATTCTTTTCTTGTCTGGCATAGACGTTCTTGCACTCGTAATGCATGTGGTGATTCTCTGAAGAAGGGTCAGCGTATCCGAAGGCAGTAAGCAAGTCCTGAACCGTGTACATCTGCTGCTTGATCTTGTTTGGCGCAGGGTAATGGGGAAACAGGAGTGAAGTGTGCCCGTCTGCCACACATAGGGCAGGGAATGCAGGGCTGTTATCACTAGGTGAAACTGGCTGGTCAATCAGCTTGACACTGGAGTTTGATCTCTGAATGAGTTCGGCTCTAGTATAGACTGGGAGTCCGAGTGCATTGGCGACAGTGGTGATTGAATCAGCGGTCATTCCGTATTGCTTGGTGCCGTTAGTGGTCAGTCGGGAGCAATTGAGAACTTTGAGTTTCAGGCTCTGGTACTCGTCTGCTCGGAACTGGGCTCCGGTCTTTTCAGGGTCAGGACTTTCAGGGGAAGTGGAATACTTGACAAGAGCCATGAGGGCTGCGAGGGTGCAGTTTCCGGGGAAATCTTCGTCGAGGTAAGTCGAGGAGAAAACCGTGATTCCGTCTAAGAAAGCAACTCTGGAAGGCTTCACTCCAATCGTCTCCTCTCCATCAAGGATGGGGGTGACCTCGGTGACTGGGAATGGCTTGGCGAGGATGTTCGCTGTCTTGCCTGGGGTTCGGGCTGGTGCTTGGCCAGATTTCTTCTTGGCTAATTTTGCGAGATCCTTTCTTTTGAAGAATCCCTTATCAGTGTAAGAAGTTTTCGTTGGCATACTAGCTGGTT